GCCCAAGCGTACCGAGTGCCGGATCGCCGCCAATGCACATTAGAGCGTTGTAGCTGTTCGCTTTAGCAACGACTCCGAAAGGCTCAGTAGCATTCTGCACGCTCGCCTGAACATCGCTGTCCCACACAACTGCGCCGTATTGCCCGTTCTGCCCGCTAAACCATGCGGCAAAACCTTCTTTCTGTGTCAGCGTTGGCTCTGTGAGATAACTCATACTCGCCCAGTTGCGATTGACTGCGATGATGTTATTCATCGCGCTGGCAGGTGTATCAATCGCCGCGCCTTGCGAGAGCGTTGCGCCAGTCGCCTGAGTCAAGAAGAGATTGGCCGCGAGAGTGCCTGTCGCATAGGTAATCGTCTCCGTTGCTCCGGTCAATGTGCTGGTGAAAATGAATGCGCTTTGGACGGCATTCCATGTCACCGCAAAAGGAGGAGTGGTAAAGGCTGCTTGAATCGCCGCCGCCATCAGGCTTTGCGTTGCGACTCCAGTCAGAGTGATTGTGCTTGACGTGATCGGAGAACCGGCAAAGTCGATGGTCAGTGTCCCGCTGTAGCTCTGGAGAGTGGCAAGAGGCACATTAGCAAGAGAGCCGGACTGCAACCATCCGGCGCGGGCCGCTGCATTGTAGGGAGCAAACAGGATCGAAGATGGAAGCTGAGTCCCGTTCACCATTCCCGCAGCGTAGATGGAAGCATAGGCGTACTCTGCCGATGACGGCCCAAAGAAGTTTGAGACCGTTTGCGCGCTTCCGCCCGTGAGCGGGAAGCTCAACACCTGACCCGCTGGCATGAGAGGATTTTCTGTGAGCACAAGGCCGTTCATCACCAGACCTGTGCCGCCAGGACTAAGCACTCCTGGGATTACATTTGCGATAACACTTGCCGGAATCGTCATTGTTTCTCCTTATGCGTCCGCCATGTCAACGGTGTTCATCTTGAGTGTATCAGCAGCCAACTGCGGCACGCAGATCACAGGGTTGTATTGCAAAAGCATATCCAGAATCCATCGGCGCTCGTACTGTTCCTCGCCGGTAATCAGCGGGGATTCGTTCCCATCGTCACAATAGAGCGGAGCTATGCCTGCCGGGAATTGCGCGGTGGCGTAAGGCGTGCGCCAAACCGTTTTGATCGCCGCGCACCAGTCGCCCGCCTGCGCTCCGTAAAAGTCCGCTTGAATCATTAGGCGCTTCGGGCCAACAATATCGCTCTGAAGGTTCACTCCATCGTAAGACTGATAAGGAACCTCCAAGTCAGTGCTTGCAATCTCTGTCAGTTCGACGAAACTTCCAACCGGCATAGCAACCCGGTTAACCTGGGCGCGTATGATCTGCGCACTACCCACGAACGGCTGTATGAACGCGCCTAGCGCGTCGAACACTGAGTCGAGCGCGATAGATGGCACGTATTGAGTCGGGGCGCTCATCAGTTCACATCCTGTAGTTGGATAGCGCAGCGAGACCATAGCGGCCACTGCTCCAGTACGGCCACAGTAAGCCACGTCTGCGTTCCGATGGTCACAACGTCACCGCCTTGTGAATTGACTCGCACAATGGCGTTTAGCGGCCCGCGAAGGATGATCGACTTTGTAGCGCCCTGGATATTAAGGCCGTCAAGATGGCGGAGATCGGCAGCAGTGAGAGCCTGGACCTGAGCAAATCCAGTAACAGGATCGGCGTAGCTCGGAACCTGCTTGAGGCCGGAACCGATGGTGTAGCCGGTCGATGCCTTCAAAGTGACAGAGATATTGGGGTTCACCGTATCAGTAACCGAGTTGGCAAGTGAGCGCAGATCCATCAGTCTCGCGCCTCATACTTTCCTGTTTCAGTATTCAGCACCATCACATCGCCTTGGCTCACGCGGTATCCCGTGCTGTTGAGCATATCTGCCGTCCAGATCAGCGGCTTTTCCTGCGTTTCTGTGACATTTGCAGTTTTACCAGCCGCCACATCGCGCTGAGCCTGAATCACATCCCGCGCCCTGATATTTTCAGGATGGTTCCCAAACTTGGAGCGGAGCATCAATGTGACAGGAGACAACGCTTGGTAGTGTCCATTCATGATGCTATCTTTGAGCGCCCCATCAATCTCTTCGCCCATAAATGCCAAAGTGCGATGCCCGTCCATGTGAGAACGCTTCAACTCTCCAGCCATCATCTGAGGCCACTTGCCGGACTCATTCGATACCATTGTGCGGAAGAATGGACGTGGCGGGGAAGGGAACCTTCCCTTATGCCCGAACTCATTCCAGAAAGCAATCGGAGCCTGATCGCTGTCGATGAATCCAACCTGAACTGTTCCATGCGCCCGCTTTGCCAAGTCGAGGAGCTTAGCTGTCACCGCGTCGGACATCTTTATGCTTCGGGCAGCCATATCGGAACGCTTTCCGTAAAAACCCCATCGCATGAAACCTTGACCGCCGATACTGTGGGCAACTCAAGCTCTCCATCCTCGATTCGCTCCAGATCGCGCTCCAATTCGGAAGCGTCAATCGAGAGCGTAACCGTCATACCGGACGCGGAAGCCAATTCGTCCCCATCGGCGTGCCGGTGAATCCTTCCACGCGCGTCTGGTTAGCAAAATACTTCATGCCCCGATAGCAGGTAGTCGCCTGCCAAAAGGCCGCGCCATACTGCGATTGCTGGAACCATGCGCCCGTTCCTGGCATCGCTGGAGTGTAATCGAACGTAGCCCCCACCGCGCCCTCATTGGCCGCACTGACGCGCCCTACGGGCCGGGGCTGGCCATCTGCGGTAAGCAATCCGCTCAGGAACGCAATGTGCGCCGTAATCATGTTGAGGAGCGTGCCGCGAAGATTAATGTCTTGCACGATGCTACAGTCAGTATTGTTGAGGTACAGGCCAGCTTCGGCGAACATCGAAGCGAACAGCGCGGGATTCGCACTATAGGCCGCTCCGAACTCAGGATAGCGGCCTACAAAGGTTGCGGGATTGAAAACGGCGATCACGATGTAGCCTGCTCCAGTTGAATCCCGTCAATCTTGGCCGTCTTACTCATCGGCTCAAACCCAGTCTTGACCTTCTCTGCGTTCTTGGCCTTCGACTGCGCTTCCTGCTCAGAATGCGCCTCGAATATCGCCCGCGTCTTCAAAGGTCCAAACCCCTCGTATGCTTCTTTCCATGCGGCCCAAAACTCAGCATCGACAGGCGTGGTAGAAAACATCTTAGGCGGAAGATAAAGGCCGCTTTCAGTCTTCGCCTCGTAAACACCCGCAAGCGTTACGGTCAGGTTGCGGTTCTTGGGGTGATGCAACACAAGGCCGTTCGGTAGACGGCAACCGATAAGAACTGTTTCCTTTGCCATGGTGCCCTTTCAAGGAGCGGCTCTAGGCCGCGCTGAGGGGCACCGAAGTGCCCTCCTGTTGAACTGCATTATTGCGCTGTGCCCATTGCCGATGGCAGATCACGCAACCTTTTCCGTTTGCCCGGACGTTCTCCGGTGTGCGCAGATGACCGTTCTTGCAATGCGTGAGAGATTCGCGCATCCCGCGATGGGCAGAATATCGCATCTTTGCTTTCGTTTCTTCGGACACTTTATGCCTCAAGTGAGATTGCCGCATCTTTTCAATCGATGCTTGACTGTGGGGCGTGTTGTGAATGGGGATATGGAGATTCGGGAGAGACTTCATCATCTCGCTATGCTCGGCCCGTTTCCCTGGAGTCCAAGCATTTAGATTTGATTCCCGGCTTTTCTCTCTGCTTTCTTCGCGGTGATGACGGCCAGCCATTGTGCAACCAACAGGCAAACCGCGCTCTTTCCCGATAGCCACATGCTTCGCTTTTGTTTTCGGAGAAGCGATTGCGCCACTTGGACCTTCTCCCCCGTCCGTAAGGTTGCGAAGGCATCCTGTGCCATTGTCGATGCGCCCGTACTGCACAATCAGAGCAACTTCTTTGGTAAAGGCATCAAGCTCAGAAAGATTCTGCGCAACAAACAGAATCATCGTCTTATCGACCGGAGGCCGGACTCGATGCTGTTTGCTGTATGCCCGCATCTTCTTTCCCTTCCCCACATAATAGGGTGTTCCTGCGTCCCCATGCTTTGAGTGTTTGCTTCGTAGGTACATGTAAACATAGAAGTTGTCCATGTACCTATTTTAGCACTAAACGCCCAAAAGGGAGGCCAATAAAAACGGGCGGAAGATGATCGTTCCCCATGTCCCTTGGCTCTGCTTCTGTTTGAAGCTCGACAGTTCGATCTTGATCGGATGCGCACGCAGCTTTTCGGTAAAGGCGGTGGTTGCCGTCCTCTGCCCTTGCATCTCATCCGCGATCAACTGTACGAGGTTCCCGGACGTGGTTGCGTATTCCGG